GAAAAGTTGACCCCCCTCGTGGTGCAAAATGTCGGCACCCCTTGCCAATAGTTTTCGAGGTGCGTATATTGCGCGCATTGACTGGTAGCACTGTGTAACCGAACGGAGCATGCAGAATATGGCCAAGCGCCAATCGAAACGGACCCCCGAGGTCGAGGAGCGTATCATCGAGGGGCTGACCGATGGTGTGCCACTGCGCGTTCTGTGCAGGCAGGATGGTATGCCAAGCTGGCGTGCGGTGTATGACTGGATGAACGCAGACGCCTCCTTCGCTTCACGCGTCGCGTACGCGCGAGATCTGGGCTTCGAGGCCCTCGCCGAGGACATCCTCAACATCGCGGACGACACGCCGGCCATCAACGAGCACGTGCAACGCAGCAAGATGCGCATCGACACGCGCCTGAAGCTGCTCGCATGCTGGAGCCCGAAGCGCTACGGCAACAAGCAGACGGTGGACGTCGGCAACAAGGACGACAAGGCGCTCAAGATCGAGAGCAACGCAGAGAATGCTGCGCTCACGTTGCACCTCGCCGAGGTGCTGCGCGACACGGACGTGCCGACGTGATCTGGAACCCGTGGCGCAGGGCGCGCGAATTGCAGGCGCAGCTCGACCGGGTGACGCAAGAGCGTGACAATATCGAACACGCACTGTCGCAATCGTGCGATCGGTACGACAAGGTGCGTGAGATGAACTCCCAACTGCGCGACGCGCTGGCCCTCTATCGCTCGCGATGACGGACGTCGCGGCCCTACTCTCAAAGCTCAGTCCCGAGCAGCGCGCCCACCTCGACTGGCAGCGCCGTTGGCGATCGACCGCGCGGCCGAACCAGATCGTCGGCCGGTCGGACTGGAGCGAGTGCGGCTACCTCGCGGGCCGAGGCTTCGGAAAAACCAGAGTGGGAAGCGAATGGATTTCACGCGCAGTCTTCGAAGATCCGAACGGGTACGATAGCTGCGTCATCGCGCCCACCTATCAGGACGTGAAGTTCACCTGCTTCGAGGGACCTGCGGGCATCCTGTCCGTCCTGCCCCCCGAGCTACTGGTCGAGCACAACAAGTCCGACATGATCATCAAGATGCGAAATGTTGCAGGTGGTGTAAGCACCATACGCGGCTTCACCGCAGAAAAACCCGAACGTCTTCGTGGCCCACAACACGCCCGAGGGTGGTTCGACGAACTGGCCGCGTGGCAGTACGACGAGGAGACGTGGGACATGGCCATGATGGGCCTGCGCCTCGGACCCGCGCCGCAGGTGCTCTGGACCACAACGCCAAAGCCGAAGGAGCTTATCCGCAAACTGAGCGCGCCGCAGGAGGGGCGCATCATCGTGCGCGGCTCGACCTTCGACAACAAGGCGAACCTGCCCGAGAGTTTCTTCAAGCAGCTCGAGCAGTACGAGGGGACGACCATCGGCCGGCAGGAGTTGTACGGCGAGCTGGTGGATCCCGAGGAGAGCGGCATCGTCAAGCGGAGCGACTTCCGCCTCTGGCCGGCCAAGAAGCCGCTGCCCGCACTGGACTACATCATCCTCTCGCTCGACACCGCCTTCACCGAGGCGACGTACGACAAGAAGAAGGGCGACGCGGACAGCACGGCCTGCGTCGTGATCGGCAGCTTCCACGACAAGGATAACGTCAGCCACCTGATGGTACTCGACTGCTGGTCCGAGCAGATGGGCATGCCCGAGCTGATCAAGCGCGTGAAGAAGGAACTGAACGTGGCCTACGGCGACGATCAGGACGTGGCGCTCATCAAGCCAATGTTCGGCGGCGCGAAGCCAATCACGTCAGGCCGCAAGCCTGACCTGTGTTTAATCGAGGACAAGGGGAGCGGCATCAGCCTGAGACAGATGCTCGAGCGGGAGGGCATCGACGCGTACGCCTACAACCCCGGCCGAGCAGACAAGCTGGCGCGCCTGCACATGGTCAGTCACGTCTTCGCACGCAAGCGGGTGTGGCTGCCCGAGAGCGACAAGTTCCCCGGCAAGCCGCGCACGTGGGTCGAGCCGATGCTCGCACAACTGTGCGCCTTCACCGGGCCGAGGAGCGTAAAGCACGACGACTATGTCGACGCCATGACGCAGTGCGTCAGACTGTGCATCGACAAGAGACTTGTTTCAGTGATAAAGGAAACCCAGAAGGTTGATCTCGATCGACCGCCGCCGAAGGTTATCCAGAACCCATACGGTCAGTAAGGACAGAACATGAACGAAGACGATATGCAGCCAGAAGACGACATCCTTGAGGGTGAGACCGTTGAGTTCGACGGTGAGGACGTGACGGACGTTGAGGACACCGAGGACGGCGGCGCGATCGTCACGCTCGACGAGAACGGACCGGCCGCAGGCGAGAGCGAGTTCTACGACAACCTTGCCGAAACTATGCCCGAAGCGGACCTAAAGTCACTGGCGTCGAAGTTCCTCGACCTGATCACCAAGGACAAGGAGGCGCGCAAGAAGCGCGACGAGCAGTACGAGGAGGGCATCCGCCGCACCGGTCTGGGCGACGACGCGCCCGGCGGCGCACAGTTCAACGGCGCGTCGAAGGTCGTCCACCCGATGATGACCGAGGCGTGCATCGACTTCGCGTCACGCGCCATCAAGGAGCTTCTGCCACCGCAAGGTCCAGCCAAGGACTTGATCGAGGGCGAAGTCACCATCAAGAAAATCCAGAAGGCGAAGCGCAAGACGTCGCTCATGAACTGGCAGCTCACCGTGCAGAGCCAAGAGTTCCGCTCGGAGCTTGAGCAGCTACTGACGCAGGTGCCACTCGGCGGCGCGCAGTACCTCAAGATGTCATGGGACGAGGCGCGTAACCGCCCCGGCTTCCTTGCCGTCATGATCGACGACATGTACCTGCCCTTCGCGGCGACCAACTTCTACACCGCGCAGCGCAAGACGCACGTCCAGTACCTGACGCAGCTCGACTATGAGATGCGCGTCGAGAGCGGCATGTACCGCGACGTCGACTTGACGCCGGCCGGTCAAGAGCCTGAGCGCTCGGCTGCCGACGTGGCGAACGACAAGATCGAGGGCCGTTCGGACACGAGCTACAACGAGGATGGCCTGCGCACCGTGTTCGAGTGCCACGTCATCGCCGACGTCGAGGGTGACGGCAACGCGCCGTACATCATCACGATCGACAAGCCGTCGAGCAAGGTGCTGGCGGTCTACCGCAACTGGGACGAGGAGGACGACAGCCGCGAGCCGCTCGACTGGTTCGTTGAGTTCCCGTTCATCCCGTGGCGCGGTGCCTACCCGATTGGCCTGCCGCACATGATCGGTGGCCTGTCCGCTGCCGCGACCGGCGCACTGCGCGCACTGATGGATAGCGCGCACATCCAGAACGTGCCGACGATGCTCAAGCTGAAGGGCGGCACACGCGGCGGCCAGTCGCTGAACATCCAGCCGACGCAGGTCGAGGAGATCGAGGGCGGCCTCAATGTGGACGACGTCCGCAAGTTGGCCATGCCCATACCGTTCAACCCGCCATCGCCGACATTGTTCCAACTGCTCGGCTTCGTGGTCGACGCAGGCAAGGGCGTTGTCCGCACGTCGATGGACAATCTCGCAGACCAGAACCCGAACGCGCCCGTTGGCACGACACTTGCATTGATCCAAGAGGGCATGACCGTCTTCTCGTCGATCCACGCACGTCTGCATGCCGCGATGGCGCGCACGCTGCGCATCCTGCACCGCCTGAACGCGATGTATCTGGACGACAGCGACGTCAAGCATGAGGTCGGCGAAGTGCTGGCCACGCGCGCAGACTTCGAAGGTCCGATGGATGTCGTGCCCGTGTCCGACCCCGCGATCTTCAGCGAGAGCCAGCGCTTTGCGCAGGTTCAGGCCGTGTCGCAGCGGGCCGCTGCGCTGCCGCAACTGTACAACTTGCGCAAGGTCGAGGAGCGTCTGCTTGACACGCTGCGCGTTCCGAACCCGAAGGAGTTGCTCAACCCGCCGCTCGAGCCGAAGCAGCAGAACGCGGTGAACGAGAACGTTGCGGCCACAATGGGCCGGCCGATCGTAGCCTTCCCCGAGCAGGACCACATCGCCCACCTCAAGACGCACCTTGCGTACATGACGAACCCAGCGCTCGGCGCAAGCCAGCTCATCGCGCCGGCCTACCTGCCGGTGATACTGGGCCACATCAAGGAGCACCTTGCACTTTGGTACGCTAGTAGCGTACTTGAACTGGCCGAGGACACGTCGGGCATCGACATCAGCGAGGACATGAAGAACCTCAAGGACGACGAGGCACGCCGTGCATTTGATCGCATGTTGGCCGAGGCATCGCAGACTGTGGTCGCCGACGCGACCGAGGTGTTCTCATCGCTGCCGCCTGTCATTGCGCAGGCCATGACGATGATGCAGCAGTTCGCACCGCAGCCGCCGCAAGACCCGCGCACCGCCATCGAGGGCCAGAAGCTACAGGCACAGGCACAGCGCGATCAGGCGCAGATGCAGCTCGAAGGTCAGAAGATGCAGATACAGACCCAGAAGGATCAGACTGCAATGCAGATCGAGGGTCAGAAGATGCAGGCCGAGGCAATGCAGAGCCAAGCCGAGATGCAGCTTCAGGCGCAGAAGCTCCAGATCGAGCAGCAGCTTGAGCAGATGAAGCAGGACCGCGAGGACGCCCGCAAGTCGGCCGAGCTGAACGCCCGCATGACCATGAACCAGCAAGACAACCAGACGGCCATGCAGCTTGCGCAGGCCGAGATCATGTCTGGCGAACGCATCGCAGTGTCAACCGGCACTGGGATAAATCCGAACCCATAAGGAAACCACTATGGCCGACAATGCAAAGACCGCGACACCGAAGGGCACCAGCCCGAAGGCAGGCGACAAGTACATGCCCATGCACAAGAAAATGGCAATGGGCATCATGCCTCCTGTTGGTAAGTCACCCAAGACACCAGCATGAGGATAGAGAACCTACTCCAGCGTCTTGAGACAGAGCAGTCAGCAATGGCTGTTGAGGCGCTGGAGAGGCCGTCCGGCAAGACCGAGTTTGATTATGGACGCGCCGTTGGCCTGTACGCTGGATTGCAGCGGGCCAAGGAAATCCTGATCAACACGGTGGCGGAGGACGACAAACGTGAATTTTAGGAGCACACATGCAGATAAATGGAAACAGCGTCGAGTTTAGTTACGGCGGTCTTGATGAGGCATTCCCACCCTGCGATGCAGGCGTGCGGCCATTCGGCTCGCGCGTCCTGTGCCAGATACGGACACCCAAGACGATGACTAAGGGCGGCATCATTCTCACAGGCGACGTCCGCGAGACGGAGCACTACAACACGCAGGTAGCCAAGGTCATCGACGTCGGCACCCTCGCGTTCAAGAACCGCAGCACAATGGAAAGCTGGCCCGAAGGGTCGTGGTGTGAAGTCGGAGACTTCGTGCGCGTGCCCCGCTACGGCGGCGACCGTTGGTCGGTAAAGACCGATGATGGAGAAGAGGCCATCGTCGTAATCTTCAACGATCTTGATTTGGTAGGCAAGGTCACTGGTGACCCGCTTGCCGTCAAGGCATTCCTCTAGGAGCATAGATATGGCTGACAACCAAATTACAGAAAATGACGAAGACGACATTGTCATCATCGAAGGCGAGGCACCCGTTGAGGAGGCCGCGACCGAAGATGCTGACGATAGCGATGATGACGAGGATGAAGGCGATGAGCGGCTTGGCGACAGCGAGGACGACAGTGAAGAGGAGATCGCCAGCAAGAGCCGCAGCAACGTCAAGCGCCAGAAGCAGCGCGAGCGTCGGCTACGGGCAAAGGAGCACGCAGATCGCGAGCTTGCCGAGCTACGTGCGCAGAACGATACGCTACTGCGTCGCGTCTCTGCCATTGAGGGCAACACGCTTGCCAGCAATGTAACTGCCATCGACCAACGCATCGCGCAGGCTCAGGCCGACGTGAAGCAGGCCGAGAGCATCATCGCACGTGCAGTCGAGGCCGGCAACGGTGACGACGTGGCAACGGCAATGCGTCTGCGTGACGAGGCGCAGTACGAGGCGCAGCAACTGTGGCAGCAGAAGCAGCAGGTCGAACAGGCCCGCCAGCAGCACGCCAACCCCGGCCCTGACCCGCGTGTAGTAAACTACGCAAAGGAATGGATGGACGCGAACCCTTGGTACGACCCGCGCGGCCGTGACGAGGACAGCGCCATCACGAAGGTCATCGACAACCAGCTCGCCGCCGAGGGGTACAACCCCAAGGACGCCGATTACTGGCACGAACTGACCCGCCGCGTGGCCTCACGCATTGGCGACGACGAGGCGGAAACCCGCTCAAGTCCTAGCAAACGCAAGGCACCCCCGACTGGAACGACGCGTGAGCACGCGCCCGTTTCAACAAAACGAGAAATCTATGTGACACCCGAACGAAAACAGGCTATGATAGACGCAGGCATTTGGGATGACGTTCCACGTCGCAACCAAATGCTCAAGGCTTATCAGGCTTACGACAAAAGTTCGGCTCGCTGAAACAATGGAGTGAGACAACATGACAAGTAATACTGATGAGCGTTTGAAGAAGGAACTCGGTGTTGGACGGCAGTCTCGCGAAATGGAAGACCGGCAGGTTACCGAAAATCGCGAAGTGACTGAAGACGACCGACTGGAAATGTTCCGGGCACAGTTATTTAATGACGCACTCCCTGATCTACCGGACATGCCGGGGTATCATGTGTGCTGGCTCACGACGACGAACCCTCGTGATCCGATACATCGCCGCATTCAGCTCGGTTACGAGCCGATTAAGGCATCAGATGTACCGGGCATGGAGTTCGCCTCAGTCAAGACAGGCGAATGGGCTGGATTGATTGGTGTCAACGAGATGCTCGCGTTTAAGCTGCCCGAAACCTTGTATCAAAGGTTTATGCAGGAAGCTCACCACGACGCTCCGTTACGTGAGGAGAACAAGCTGACTGAGACCGCAGAGATCATGCGGCGACAGGCAGAGGGTTCAGGTAGCACGCTGTTCGAAGGCGACGGTTTGATGGAAATGCGTGACAACAACCCCCGGATTGGTCTCTTCGACTAGTCGCGGGTCCATCCAATCAACAAAAGGTAAATGGACATGAGTACTGTTTCTCAACCGTTCGGCCTTCGTCCGGCATTTTCGCCAAGCGGTACGCTTCGACCTACCGCCTACTCGATTTTGACGGGCTACGCCGCTAACATACTACAAAACCAGCCGGTAAAGATCGGCACCAACGGAACCATCCAAGCAGCCGCCATTGGCGACCGCTTCATCGGTACGTTCCAAGGTGTTGAATTCACCGACACCGACGGCCGTCGTCGTGTCAGCAACAAGTGGACTGCATCCCTTGCGGCTACTGAAATTGTCGCTTACGTCACACTCGATCCCTCCATTGTCTACGAAATTCAGGCAAATGGTTCGATCATAGTGACGGACATTGGCAAGCAGGCTGACTTCACAGTCATCACCGCAGGATCGACCACCACTGGTCTGTCGGCGATGATGCTTGACACCGCCACGCTGACTGACAGCGGTAATGCGTCCTTGCGCATCATCGGCCTGTCGCCAGCACCAGACAACGATTTCGGCGATAGCTTCACGATTGTTCAAGTTCAGATTTCTGAGCATCAGAACGTCGCTGACCGCGCCGCGTACTAAGGAGGGCTTGAAAAATGGCTACCCCAATGAGAAGTACCGACTTCCGGTCAATCGTTGAACCGATCCTAAACGAAGAGTTCAACGGCATCTACGATCAACGCGCTGACGAGTGGGCGCAGGTCTTCAAAGAGTTTAAGGGTATTCCCCGTAACTACCACGAAGAGCCTGTCCTGTTCGGCTTTGGTGCCGCGCCAGAATTGCCAGACGGCATGCCTGTCACGTATCAATCCGGCGGCGTGCTGTTCATCCAGCGCTACGTGTATCGCGTCTACGGCCTTGCCTTTGCATTGACAAAGGTTCTGGTGGAAGATGGCGATCACATCCGTATCGGTCAGACCTATGCTCGTCACCTTGCAC